CGAGTGTCGCAGACAATCCAGTCGGCGGGGTCGCTGTGCAGAGCACTGCCGGGGGAGTGGGCGGTGACGATGTACTTCTCCATGTCAGTTGGCTTCTTCCAGTAGGTCAGCGATCTTGTAGGTGTGGTATTCGATGACGTGCTCGGGAGCAACGCCCGCTTCGGACACATAACAGACGAGATCATCGGGGAAGAACATCGCCGCATGGTCATCAGAGGTCACGGGCGGGATCGGCAACTTGTCAGGGTCGACGGCAAAGACCACGATCTCGTCGTGCTCAATGAAGTGGGGTACCTCAAAGTCGGTATCCCCAGCCTTGACTGTCCGCACACCGACGTACTCCCTCCCGCCTCGCATGGCGAGGAAGGCGAGGGCGTACCCCGGCGTGTTGGCGAAGAAGGTCGACTCTCGCAAGCCTTCCCTCTTGATGCTCTCGGCGTTTGTTGGGTATGTGGCGTGGTAGATCATGTCAGTTGTCCTCCTTTCTCAGAACGAGTAGTCGGTTTCGACGTAGGGCCGGTAGCCCTCTTCACCGAAGTCGGTGACCGGAGCCTTGTGGAGCGGGTTCGCCCAACCGGCGATGCGGAAGGTGCCGTCCCTGCGGATGCCGTAGCGCTTGGCCTCATGCTCCTTGATGTCGACCGGCGCTTCGATGGCCTTGTAGACCGTGGGGAAGGGCGAGCCGTTGCTCTTGGACTTCGTGATCGACGTGCGATGGGCGGGGACGAGCCAGATCGACTTCTCGGTCACCTTCGTGACGTAGTAGCCGGTGGTGTCGGTGACCAGCCGGTAGACGAGCAAGTCGCCGGGGCGGATGTCGTGGGTGAGGGTTGCAGTTTCCATGTGGTTGGTTCCTTTCTTGGTTGGTACTGTCACTGTATCACATTGGTGAGCCAATGCGACGAATCGTGGCTAATCGAAGTTCCAGTCGTAGATCGCCTCACGGTAGGAGCCGAGCAGAGCGGGGTTGACTGGCTTGACCGCCACCTCTCGGTAGCCGAAGGCTTCGTCGTGGTGGACCCACTTCGCACCCTCGTTGTCGATGGCTTCGATCCGCTCGTCGCACATCGGGCAGATGACGGTGTGAGTCAGGTCGTAGCCAGTCTCAAACCGAGTGATGCCAACTCGGTACTCCTTGGCGAACGCCTTGGCGCACTCCCATGAGCAGACGAACTCGTAGGAGATACTGCCGTAGCGACTGATGCGGCGGATGCCGTATGTCTCCTTGTTCTTGCTCACAACTCCCTCCCTGCCTCGGCCCAAGACGCTTCGATGCGTCTCCTGTACTCCCATTCTCCGTAAGAAGCGTCTATCTCCGACAAGTAAGCCAAGGTGGCTTCCTTCTTGCGCCGAGCCTCGGCGGCCTCTCGGCACCGACGGATGAACTCGGGGTTGATGGACGAAGCCACGACGGGCTTGCGGGTGTCAACTGAGATGGTGGTCATGTGGGTTCCTTTCTCGGTGGTCGGGGTGGTCAGGCGGAGAACCGCTCGTAAGCGGCCCACGACTCGTAGCGGATGACGGTGTGCCCGTCCTTCTCGCCGTTGTACATCGGGCCAGCGAAGCCCTTGAGAACGGGAGCGCCCCTCAGTTCGGGCCTAAGTTCGGCGGAGCCGGTGTAGCGAGTGACCTCGTAGCCGACGTGCTCAACGAACTCGCCGTAGGCCATCGGCGTGAGAGTCTCGGCCTCAATGGCCAGATCGTCTCCGACGACGACGAAGTGGTACTCGCCGCCCTCTTCGATGGGCTTGGCCTCGTCGCACGGGACGCAGATGGTTCCGAACGACTCGCCGGGAGTGATCGGGAAGACGGGGAACTCAACCCCGCCCCCGGTGCCTCCGCAGTAGTTACAAGTTGGTGCTGTCATGTGGCTCCTTTCGCCTCTTTCCTTACGATTCCAATGTAGCATCATTGATGCGTCAATGACGACTTATCAGGTTGTTGCAAGTGCAACGACCTCAGGCCGCAGACTTGCGACCCTTGGCCTTGTTGTGAACGACCTCAATGGCGTTCGGCTTGAACGACCGCACTCGGCCCTTCGGGGTGTTGCCTCCCCGGTTGATCGGACCCCAGCCCGTCACGTCGCCCGAGGGGCTGACGTACATGAACCGGTAGCGACCGGTTCCCCAGTGGCCTCGGTAGCGCACCTCGGGGATGACGGTGAACTCGTCACCCTCGGTGAGCGTGCGACCGTTCTTCAACTTGATGAAGCGGTCGAAGCCCTCGGTGGGGTTGGGAGCCTTGCTCCTGCGTCGTGCCATTCTCTCTCCTTTCGATTGGCTGACAACGCCATTGTATCACATTGGTCAACCTATGCGAATCGGAGAGGTCAGTCGATGCGCCCGTGATACCTCTGTTTAGAGCCGAGATCGGTGCCTCGGTAGTTGGATGCCCAACCGACGATCAGAGCCGGTCGATTCCTCAACTTGGTCGAACGATGGAAGGCGAGGCATCCCTCGGGGATGAGATAGAAGATCGTCGTCTCGGGGTTGCACTCTTGGAGCGCCGACTCCATCGTCTCGTAGAGCGTGGCCTTGCCACTGGTCCGGTGCATTTTGGCACCCTTGCCGATCCGAGCGGCGAAGAGTCCCGAGGCAGTTAGGCGTTCGGGTTGGTAGGGGTTGCGAACGAAGTCGACCTCTCGCATGTCATCCCCGAAGACCATGATGACCGAGATCGGCGCAAGGACATCAGGACTCACTGGCGTACTCCTTGCCACGCCACATCGCCCACCCGTCACGAATCGGAACTTGCTCGTAGACGAACTCCCCCGACTCTTCGTCGTAGGGGATGACCGCCAGCCCTTGTTGCCAGTCCTCAACAATGGGGAGCGGTCGACCATCAAGATCAGTTGCACCCTTGGTGGAGGGAACTGCGCCATCGGTTCGGGCGAGGCAACCGGGGGAGGCGGCGAGGATGGTCTTCGCACCATCCCAGTCCTCTCGGGTTCGCTCGGCCCACTCACGTCGATGAATGTGACCGTAGATCACGGAAGTTTTCTCCGTGCCCAAATATTTGTGAGCCGTCGATCCGTTGCTCGCCACCTTGGTGCCGTGGATCACTCGGAGCCGTGGGGTCAGCCAGTACCGAGCGGCGGGGTAGCCGGTGAGATAGTCGACATCGAACTCATCCATCCGACAGAGATAGGGCACCGACATGACCGGCCACGACTCGGGCGTGTTCCCTCGGCGCAGACCGAAGGCGGCCCGAGCATTGTCCAAGAGCATGTTCGGCAGGCGCTCTTCGTGGTTGCCAGCGATCCAGACGATCTCGGCCTCGGGAGCAATCTGTCGAAGTTGGGCGCAGAGCAGAGTGGCTCGGTCGATGCTCGCCTGAGTGGTGCGGGCGAAGGCATCGGTGTGCCGATATTTGCCGAACTCACAGAAGTCCAGATTGTCGCCCACCATGATGATCTTCGTGGGCTTGGCATCCTTGATGATCTGTAGTGCGACGGATAGCGCAGATTCGTCGTGTATGGCCTCTAGATCGTCGTCTAAGCGACGGAAGTACCCGATCTGTATGTCGGGGAGGATTACGGCGCAGGGCCATCCTGAGGGCTTCTTAGAAGACTTGGGCAAACTGACCTTGATAGGCGGTCCCTGTTGCACCACGGGCCACTCCGGTCCCTCGGCCCACCGAGGGTCGATCTGGATGCCGAAGAGGTCGTGAGTCTGAGCCTCGCCGTCCTCGTCTTTCGTGACGGTCTGGTAGACGGACACCCGCCGAACTCGTCCGATCTCGGCAATGTCGATGTCGTTCCGCTCCAGCATCTTGGCAATCTCGCCAAGCGCCTCACGGGTCGCACCTGAGTCGGGCGGGAGGTTGTTCAGGAACTCGGCCACTCTTTGTTCCTCCATCTGAGGACGAGGCTCTCACTGACTTCGATCCCAGTGGTCGCCTTGATGGCCCGAGCGACTGCCGCTGACGAGACTTCGCCTGCCGCCATAACCGCCTCAAACTCTTCAAGCGATCCATCCGCACGTTCCCGAAGGGCGAGGTAGACCGCTCGCTTCTTACTGTTCGGTCGGTGCGAGGGTTCGCTATCTATCGCTTCTTGAAAGATGCCCACTGCCGTCTCCTAACTGCCAAGGGCTGTTCTTGCGTGTGATACTTCCCGGTCTGACGTTTATCTTGCTTACACGACGACGCATAGACCATGCTAGTGCGCCCGCAATGAAGGAATCGGGAGGGTGACCGCCGCCATAAAGGTCGGCCTGAGTGACGAACTTGTGCTCGTTGTAGCAGAACTCAACTCGGGGCGACCTGATGCCGTTCTGCTCAATACCGGCGATGTACTCCGTGAAGACCGTCTCACGCTCCCGCCCACGAAGAACGATGGGGCGGACACTGTTGCGTTCGTACTCAATGAGGTCGTTCACGACGTTGCCGATTCCGGTGGCATCGTGAGCACACAAGCCGCCGTATTCCTCCATTACTCGGTCAAGGTCACGGACCATATGAGGCCACGGCTTGCGACCGGTGCGGATGAAGAGGACTTCGACCCACGGGTTCACGTCGGTGCGGAAGGTGCGGATGATCGTGTAGTCCTGCTCCTTCGCCCAGTCGACACCCGTGACATACGAGGCACCTTCGACGGCGGGTTCGATGCAGACTCGCTCGTCCACCTCTCCCTTGAAGATGCCGAGGTCGGGGTCGAACATGGCTTCGACGTAGGCGGTGTCGATTGCACGCCCATCGAACGACGGCTCCTGTAGGTCGTACTCAACGTCGAACATGCGTTGGCTGACTTCCATCTTCTTGCGTTCGACTTCTTCCATCGAAAGCCAGCCGGGGTTGTCGGGCGTGCCAACGGATTCACGCCAGCACCACTGGAAGACGGGCCAGTCCTTCTCGTTTGCTCGCTTGAGCAACTCGGTCATCGTTCCGTCGGGATACTGGTGGGTCGAAGACACGACGGTTTGAGCCTGAAGGCCACGACCGTTCATCGGCTGGCCCTGAGCAGACTCAAAGATGTCCAACTCCATCTCGTCCACCTCGTCCATGCGGAGCCGCTGGGGGTGCGGGCCACGGACGGACTTCTGCGATGCCATGAGGGCGAGAATCCATGCGCCGTTCTTGAGGCGAGTCATGTACTTGGTCGGGTCGCCGTCGACAAGATCGGACGGAGCACGTTCGTAGTACCACCGCTCCTGCGTCACTTCATGAACTCGCTGGGACTGAGAGGCCGAGCCACCGAGCACCGTGATCTGTGCGCCGAGGGTGGCGGCTTCGATGGCGCAGAGGGTTCCCATAAGGGTCGACTTTCCACCGAATCCTCGGGATGCCTTCCAGACCGAGATCGGGGACCGAGCGAAATAGGCGTTAGCCAGAGCGTCGAACGGAGCCTGATGGTGCGGACAGACGGCAACTCGGGGGATCGTCATGCCCCAAACGACACGGAGGTAGTGCCACAACTCGTCGTCGTCTTCGGGGAGACGACCGAGGATCAGGCTCACTTACCGGACCTGTTGGTCATGCGATCCACAATGATCGCAAGCACCAAGCCGAGGGCGGTCGGCAAGGCGATAGAGAGAAGGAGGAACTTGGTCACTTGGCGGCTTCCTTGACGGACTCAATGATGAAACTGTGGATGGCGGCTTCACGAATCTTACGTCCCTGCTCATGGTCGAACTCGGCAATGACATCGCCCGCATCGGAAACGACGACAATGGAGTTGTCGGTGAGGTGCTCCAAGACACGAAGAATGTCGTAGAAGAGGGAGGCGTACACCTGTACGGATACCTGCCCAGTTTCGGCTACATCGGCAAGAGCACGAATCGTCTCAATCGTGTCTTCAATCTTCTTATCGTCCATCCCCAAAGTCTACATTGGTGTGGCGAGGCGGGGGAGGGACGGGAGCCTTACGGCTTGTTGTCCCCCTTTGGGACGTAGAGCCTCAAGACGGGGATGCACGGGTCATCGCCATCCTCAAAGGCTTGCCACTCTTCCTCGGTCAAAGCGCTGTCATGGGTGCCGCAGATGAACTTCGACCATCCCCGCTCGTCGCCTTCTTTGAGCCACTCTAGGAAGTCTTCGTTCTCCGTCATGAGCGCCAGCCTAATACGGGCCGTCGCAACAGGAGTCACGGCTCCCGCAAGTGTCGCACCGATAGTGGGCGTGCTCGGGGCGCATCCCTCCGCCGCACCACATACAGGTGGTCGATAGGTCCGAGGCGAAGGGCAACTTGGAGCGGTAATCCTCCACCGCAATCAATGTGCGCTCAATCACGGGCCAAGTTCGATCCACGACATCTCAAACGTGCAGATCGTGTCGCTGTTGCCAAGATTCTGGACCGAGGCGACGTAATCGGTGCTGGGCTTCATAGTCCAGTAGACGCTTTCGCTTGCTCCACCGCCGGTCTTGTTGCCACCGGACGGAATCACGGCATCGACAAGGGTGGTGCCGCCCGAGATCGACGTGGGATTGCTGTACAAGGTCAACGTCGTGGTGCCCGAGGTGTCACGGTTGATGCGCTGGGGCGTGATCGCCGTGGTCCCATCGGTCACGGTAGGCGCTTCAAGTGCCGTGAACCGGCAGGATTGGGTAGCCGCCACTAGACCCCACTGGAATAGGAGCGCTTCCCGTGCCCCCGTGATGATCTGGAAGTACACCGTGGTGGACGAGGCCACCGTGAAGTACTGCGAGATGTGGAACGACCGCTCGTTTCGTGAGAGATCAATCGGGTCGCCTTGGATGTCGTTCTTGGCCATGCGTCGATTCTGCCAGAGCACGAACTCGGGCACCAGAGCACCAGAGAAGAGTATTGGCGTGGAGTTCCATTGATCTCGCCAGACCTGCTCAGAATATTTCGGCCCGCAAACTTTCTGGCGGCCCTCAGAAGGGGTGGGGGTTCTCCACTAGAATCAATCGGAATGAATGAATCTCGGAATCTGGCGCAACGATGTGGGGCTGGCCATAGCGGCCTCTGAGCCTCTCGGCCAAGAAAAAGGGGGAGGGGGGTTATGCACAGGGTTTTCCACAGGCTGTGGATAAAAATGGCCCTCTACCTGTGGATAAACGTCTGGTTATGCACAGGGTTATCCCCAAATCGGCCTCTACTTTACATAACGCATGTTATGGGCGTTTGTGTGCCGCCTGACGGAATCGTCCCATTGATGCACGTCCGAGGCTCCCCGAGGCCGTGTCGATGGCTGGCTGACGGTCAGTTTAGCACTCTGAAGCCCCTGAGCATCAATGAGAGCGCTCTAGGCGGCCCTGTGAGCGTCTGAGAGGTAAAGACGAACGAAGAGAGCAAGCAAGTGCTCTTCGTACTGCCCCCTAGGGACCACTCTGCGGAGCATGTAGGCGACTTCTCTCATCTCATCGCTAGTAAGCGCCCTACGCTGTCCCTGAGGCTTCTCCATCGTCATCATCACCGTCTCCATCTTCTACGTCGTGAGATGACGAACCTACTTCCCCCGTGATCTCTCTTCCCGCCTCCTGTAATGCACGAATGTAGGCATCTTTGTCTCCATCCGCCACGATGACTGTCTGTGCCCCTTGAGACACTTCTAGTTTCTCCGCCGCATTGAGGCCAAAGAGCGTGCTCATGCGATCCATGACACTCAGGGCTGTGTTGATGCTGGGCATGTCCTTGGCGTTCACATCAGGCCAGAGCAACATGAGGATGTGCTCTAGTCTCCCGTAGTGGATTCTTCTC